AGCGATGTCCCCGCCTAACGCTCGCGCATTAGTAGCGGTTATTTGTTCTGCTAACAGTCGATTACGTTCCTGTTCACTAAACAACTGACGCACGTTTCTCTGCTCTTCCATCGTCAAGCGTGCTTTCTCCATCACACTTGCTACTTCTGCCTGTTCAGCGTTCTGTAGGAAGGTACGTGCATTTTGCTTCTGCGCGATTACATTGGCTTCTGCATCGGCGTACGCTTTCGCAGCATCGGCACCAAAGTTACGATTAAGCTCTATAGTAGTCGCCTGAATACCCATTATGTCTTGGTCTAGCTGCCTACGACGGTCACGGGCTTCTTTTACTTGTTCGGCCCCACGTCTGCCAGCCGCACCTACCCCGCCTCTGCTTATAGCACCAAGCAGTTCGGAAAACTCTTCCATACGAGACGGAGCAGTTTCGTCGTAAGTTGCTTGCACGCGAGCCTGCATGTCCTTGAGCAGCTTTTCGTTGTCCTCCATTTTCGACAACTCTCTTATGCGCTCTATGGCGGCTAGCCCTCTCTTGTCAGGGTCTAATGCTAGCTCTGCTTCCGCTTGAGTTCGTTGTTCTTGGCCTAGCTTGTAAGGAGTTACACCGGACATTATGCCGCTACTTTTTACTGCGTCTAACTGCCCTTGTAGGCTAGATTCATACTCTTCTTTCTTACGTTGATTAGCTGCGCCAATAATTCCTTCTCTGTTCCTTCTTTGTTGTTCCGCGTACTGTTCATTTGTTAGTTCGGCTGGGCGGGTAACAGTCGTACCTCGTGTTGGAGCAGATGTTATGCTAGCTAATCCCCCTTGTTCAGGTTTTTCCGCAGCTCTTGCCCTTCTACGTATCGTACCTATTGAAACTGGTTCTTCTTCAATAATTGGCCTACCTAACGGGTCGAAGCCTTGTTCTGCCATCAAGCGTTTGAACTCTTTAGCCTGCTCCATAGCAGTAAGCCCTTTCCCTTGGATGGTGCCTCGTAAGAAATCAGCTAGCTCATCTGAGCCTAACCCTTCAGGTACTTTTACTGGCCCTTGATCTTTTGACCCTCCATAAAACGCAACAATACCGCCGTTAGCTAACTTGACTGGCCCCATTTGGCTGGGGATACCTTGCGGCATCTGTTGGCGCTGTGCCATTTGCTGTTGGGGCATACCTTGTGGCATGGCTTGTTGGGCGCGAGCTATAGCCTGACCTTCGCTGGGCATCATACCCATATCACGGGCGGTTTTCTGACGGTACTCAGCCATAAGCCCCTGCTGTAGCTGATCCTTGATCGTGGCGGGGTTGCCCTGCATCTGCATCATTTGATTGCGTTTTGCCGCATCAAGGTCTTTCTTGAGCTGTTGCATGGCAAGCAAGTCGATAAGCTCTTTTGACACGTTTGCGCGTTTCTGTAACCCCTGCATGTTTCCAGCATAAGCGTCTTTTGTGCGTTCGATTTGACTAATAGGATTATTCACGCCAGTGCTCCGATACCAAATTTGGATAACATCCTTAGAATATCGTTTAGTCCACCTGCGGTAGTTGAATACCCACTAGGCTCAATGTAAGACTCCTGCCTCGCCGCAATAGGTAGTCCGTTAAGTAGGGACTGTTGGAACGCAAGTTGCTCGTATGGGTACTTACGTTCTTTCTCGAACTGCAAGTAGTCAGCAGTAATGCCTTCTTGCTCAATATCACGTTGAGTAGCTCCAGCAGTGCTCATATCACGTAATGCGCTTAGGCCATAGCGACGGTCAGCTTCTTCTGCTGCGATTCTACGATCTTCTTCTGTATTAAACTGCGAACGCGCTTTTTCAAAGGCATCTGCGTAGCCCTTAGCGGTAATATCAGATTGTAGCTGCCCTAAGTTACGGCGGCCTTCAGACTCCATAATCGCTTGGCGTGACCCACCGAAAGCACCGGCTTTAGTCAGTCTACTAGCGTCTGCTATACGGCTAACGTCAGCTTGCCTACGCGCCTCTCGTAGCTGCGGGTCTAGTGCGGCTTGCAGGTAGGGGTTCATGTACTGGGCCGCTACGCTCGGCTGCTGTTGTTGCATCGCCACCTGCGGAAGTAGGGGAGGCTGGGGACGAGGCTGAGGTGACTTTTGCAGAAGTGCATCATTAAGACGCGCCCAAGTTGGCTCAAGAGCTGGCTCACCTACTCCTTGTCTGAGTGGTGGGTTTTCGGCTGCTATAGCGTCCAGACCTTCTTGGCGTATTCTTAGGCGCTCTTCAACTGGCAGCGCAACAAACTCCATAAAATCCATACCACCGGTCAACCTTGGATCTGCCGGTTGCATTTCTCTCGGAGAGATTTGCACATCGCCCCTAGCTGGCTGCGGCTGTAGCTGCCCAAAAAATGGCTGTATGTCTCGCCGAAACCTACTATTGTCATTGTCAATCATTCCAATAGCTGGCTGTGGCTGCCCAAAAAATGGCTGCGGCTGTGGCTGAAAACTACCCAGACCACCCATCGCAGGAGCGCCCATAGCAGAGAAACTACCCAGACCGGTAGTGGGAGAGGTATCTAAGGCTCCGTAGCCTGCAAAGGCTTGGTCTTGCAGAGCAGAAGAACCTGCGGTCAGCGGGCCGGTGTACGCATTATAGGGCATATCTGCCAGTGCAGCGCCCTTACCCAGCATCTCGGATACATAAGGGCCAGCAAACTCAGATAGTACGCCAGAGTATCCGGCAGATTCACCTACGGTGGGCTGTGTTTCATCACCCATAATCTATACCTTCATCAAGATTTGCAGCACTTCGTCTGCGTCGATGTTCTTTTGTTGTTTTGAACTACCTGTGGCTTTCTCACGGACTTTTGACATGAACTCGTCCAAAACTTCTGCACCGGCATTCGAGTTACCATTGCCAAGGATAGCAACTAAATCAGCAGGTAACACGTACTCACCGTGGCTTAGACGGGCTTCTTGTACGCCATCAATATCGCCGGGAACAAGGTCTGCTTGCCCGTCCGAATCACCTTGTAGATAGCCGCCATCTTCTAGCACGCGACCACCATAGGCAAACCCACTTGCTTGTGCTTTAGCTTTAGCACGAGCTTCTTCGACAGACATAGGCTGCTGGCCTTCAGGCTTCTTGGCGTACATGGTGTCAGAGAAATAACGCCTACCAGCACTACCGGGGCGGCGGTCTGTATCGTCTCTACCTGTAACTTGTTCTCGTATAGCAGTGTACTCAGGTATTTTACCTTGGTAACCGACATTAGGTCTCTTGGGGTCAAATACCCCACGGTCTTTTAAGAAACTGGATAGTCCTAAGCTACCTAATAGGCCCAGCAGGTTGCCCCCGCCAGAATCAACGTTACCACCCCTATTTACTACTCCAGATAGCGTGCTACCAAGTATTCTTTCTAAAAAACTATCCTTATCATCATCTGCACCGGCGATAAGTCCAAACATTTCATCGTTTACAAAGTCTTCGTAGTCGGTGCTTATCCCACCTACACGATAGTCGTCATCGGTTACGCCGCCAAGAATGTAATCTACTATTGATGTGTCTGAGTCAAACAAATCCTTGCTAGAGTCAGAGTCCCTATAAAGAAAATCAAGGTTAAACCCATCATCATCAAGTCCAGAACTTCTGCCGCCCATGTAAGCACCAAGATCATCAGATAGTGGATCAAACTCTTCGTTTTTAGCGTCGTCTAGGAAGTCTAAAAAACTACTCATTATCTGCCTCCAACTATACGTAGCAGCTCGTCAAGGTTACTGGTGGGCGCAGGGTTTCTGCTATGAATACTGTCGAATAGATTACCATAAGAACTTCTGACTGCACCACCACCTGCCATACCTTCTTGGTTCTTTCTCAGATTATCTGCTAGAAACGCTAGTAACTCGTCCTCACCAAAGTCGTATGGTGTGATTTCTGCGCCTTCAGGTGTCCTTTCAACTACCTGACGGAACTGCGGTACCGATATAGGTAAAATCGGTGGTGTAGCTGCGGACGGTGCGCCTGCTACTGGGAAGAATGGGGGAATGCCCACTCTAGGCAGATTCACGCTGGGCAGATCCACGCTGGGCAGATTCACGCTGGGCAGATCTGGATTAGGTAATGCCTCTATAACATCTTCTGCCACACCCGCTACATCTTCTACTACCTCACCCGCCGCCTTTGCACCTTCAACAAGCGGTTTGGTTACGGGTTCAGTGACTTCCTGTACAGCTTCTTTTACAGGTTGTAGCACTTCTCTATCTACCGACCTACCGACATCTCTCGCAACATCCACTACTGGCTCTATAGCTTCTTTTACAGGTTGTAGCACTTCTCTATCTACCGACCTGCCGACATCTCTTGCAACATCCACTACTGGCTCTATAACTTCTTTTACAGGTTGTAGCACTTCTCTATCTACCGACCTACCGACATTTCTTGCAACATCCACTACTGGCTCTATAACTTCTTTTACGGGCTGCAAAAATGTGTCATCAATCATGCTGCCAGCTTCTCGAATGGCATCTCCTATGGCTTTAATAAACTCAGGTGTCTTGATGTTGTTCGGCCCCAGCGCACCGCCTTCCATGATGTACTCGCCCACACCTCTCAGCAGTGCATCTTCAAAATCGACACCTTTGGCTAGTTCCATTTGGGTCTTAACAAGACCTTTTGCTAGATCGCTTTTGTTTATGTTCAAACCACTAAAGAACTTATTATCTGGATCAATCCTATCTAATGCGGCCTTAGTGAAGTCATCGCCAAACGTAGCAACAGCAATAGTTGCGAGGTTTCCGTCAATAACCGCATCAACAAACTTGCCTGTCTTGACTACGGTGTTGAATGTATCTGAGGTTTTTCTGGCTAGCTCTGCGGCATTTGCTAGTTCGCTACCTGCTTTTGCGCCCTTTGCGGCAGTTTCGGCAGCTTTTGCTGTATTGCCAAGTCCTTCAGCGTAACCCGAAACACCACCTAACAGGCCAGCTCTTAGAATATCTTTGGGGTCACCGCCCGTAGCGGCTGTAGTACCAGCAGAAACTAGCCCCCTAGTCGTTGCGGCACTTAGTGGAGAAGCGCCGGGAGCTATAAGAGCGCCACCTAGTGCGGTGGTAGCTACCGCTAGGGCACCTGCCTTTACATAGTCACTGACGCCCGGACTACGATCTACGGTCTGTATTTCACCGAACGTGAAGGGGTCATAGACGTATTCAGAGCCATACTTACGGCTTACCCGCTGCGGAGATATGTCATATTTGGCATAAATCTCTTGTACTTTAGGCGACCGGTCGTAGGCTTGGATAAGCGCATTCTGATAGCTTTGGCCTTCTAGCTGCGCTTGCGCTACGGCAGGTGCCATAGCAGGCAACAGTTCTTCTTGGAACTTCTTTAGGTTCTCATTAGATATGTCACCGTAGTCGAAGTCATACCCCTTAAAGTCCTCTAGGGTCTTATCGAACTTGAACTCGCCTAAGCCTTCGGTAGTTAGCCCGCCGGGGACAATATATCTATCATCAACCATAGGGCCGTAAGCGCCCTGTTCAGCCATCTCCATACCAGTCGAGACGTAATCTTGGTCTGATAAAGAGCTTTGAAGAATGTCTGCAAACTTACTGGGGTCTTCACCAGCACGTAGGGCATCGTAATAAGCAGATATGTTCGCGCCGGGTATTTGCGCTGCTTTAGCTTCTGCTTCCGCCGCCGCTGCCCTGTTACGTGCGTCTACTTCAGCTTTCAGGGTATCAAGTCTAGCTTTCTCCGCAGCTTGGTATTCGCGTGCTTCTCTACCACGTTCTTCTAATTTAGTTGTATCAAATAAAGGACTAATAGGAGGTATGGTACTAGAAGGAGGCGCTATAGGAGCCGTTAGTTCAGGTATAAACTCTCCGACACGGGTAGGAAATAGTCCTATTCTTCTATTTGGAGGCGCTACCGGTATAACAGGTTGCGGCGCTACAGCCTTAGTGGGCGGTGTAGTAGGCGCGAAGGCACCAAGTGCGCCCAAACCCGACCCAAAAGCCCCACCAAAGAAATTCATCAGGACACCTCCAGCAAGCTGGCTATAACGTGCAGTGTGTTACCTGCTGCGGCCTGAACCTTCAGTATTTCCGATTCTTCGATCACCAACGGTGCTGTAAGAAGTTCTAGGGTGCTGTTAGCTGTGACGGCTTTTGCGCTAAACAAACTAAACACATTGGAAGATGCGTCAGTAATCGTCACCGTTATTGCGCCAGCAACTATGGTATCCGCAGATACTAGAATAGACTTGACTATAGCTGTCTTAGCCGTAGGGCAGGTATACAGCGTAGTGTCGCTAGTATCGGTCAGATCTACCTTTGCATTTTTATACTGATTAGCCAAGGAACCACACCTGCGCTTGGGATTCGGTAGACACGGCTGCTTCTCTTATGCCTTCGTCTAGCTGGTTAAAGTACAGCCGCAAAGCATTGTTGAACTGCTCAAAAGCGGTTTGTGTGTATTCTTTTGGTGGACTAGGTAGCCGAGGAGCTACAGCAACGTATGTGGGCATTATCGCCTCCCATCAGGACGTATATCAAGTCTAGGCGCACCGAGCTGCCAAGACACACCTATATCTGAAGACTGTACTTTTATAGCCATCTGCCTGCCTCGCACACGAGTATCTACTTGAGTAGTGTAGGCTTCCACTGGCACCGTGGCTGAACGAACTACTGAACCACTGCTCTCGCCGCTTTCAGATCTAGGATTGTTGTACCCAGAGCCTGAAGACTGTAGTGGCAATAATTCTAGTGTCGCGCTTGGGCTGTCTGCCGTGGAGCCATCAAAAGTTAGGTCAGGCAAAATACGACTTACAAAAGCAAACCGGTCTCCGTCGTCTACATCGAACTCCCCAGAGGTTATAAACGCAGTGATGGCGCTTCTTTCGCCAATCTCATTGTCATCTATACCATCTTCGTGAGTGACCAAGTTTTTGCTATAAGTGGCTGCTACAGGGAACTGTCTAATGCCGGTGTCTAGCCATGCAGAGCGGGCCAGATTGCCGAAGTACCAAATGTTCTGTGCGTGATTGTAAACTACGTACTTGTCTACAGTAGACGAGCTAGCAGAACAGTAGAACCACCAGACTTCATCGAATCCTTCGTTGGTGCCCGCGAATACTTGTTTGATTTGTTGGTGGTTTATGTCGTTGAAGACGTGCCGTTTTAGGGAGCAGGGTAGCCCTTTTACTCTGCCATCGTACATATAGAAAGAATCTACGCCCATCCAGTACACTACATCGTCCGCAAAAGCCGCAGCGTTTTGAGAAGCTATAGAGGTGTTATCTCCAAGTAGCTGAGATCCCCACACCGCAGTCCCGCCTAGATACTGTAGCGAGTATAAAGCTGCGTCTGTCCACACTAAGATTTCTTGGCGAGACTGTAACGCAGTGATGATTTCTGACCCTTTAGAAAGCCGTAGGTCGCCCGCTTGATTAGTGGCTGCTGGCGTCCAGTTAGTAATGTCTTCTTGATCTGACCAACGAATAAGCATTGGGTCTTGTGTTGAGGTACCCAGCGTGTTCGCGCCAAAACAGAACACAAATCGGCTGACATCAGATACCAAGATAAAGTTTTGTATAGTGGGCACATCAGACGCCCCCGACAATGTATTGGCATTTACAGCGCGTGTGTCTAACCCTACAGAAGCGTCCCAATAATACAGTGCTCCAGTGCGGGGGCCGAACACAAGGTCTTCACCAAAGTTAGATTGGCTCCACAGTCTAAGAGAGTCTGAAGATTCGCCACCTTCGCCGTACGCACCTTCGTTCCAGCCCGCTGCACCCCAACCCACTACAGGCACTTCAGCTTCAGGCCCAACATTTATTTGGTATTTTGCTGTTACAGAGCCGCCACCAGTAGCAGATGATGTAGCTGCTTCCGACGCCTCAACGGTGTAGCTGCTACCAGTAGAATAAGTTATCTGAAAATCACCACTTAGCGTAAGTCCTCCCACAGCAGACGCGCCGCTGAACGTAACGAAGTCACCGTCTATATACCCACCAGCCGCGTCGGTTACAGTTACCGTGGTAGAGCCAAGAACGGTTGTAAAAGGATCAGTGAGAGACACGCCAGATGGCGTGCGTTCGGGCGTTATATCAAAATACACACCACCTTTTTCTATGTAGAACTTTAGGTTGGTGCCTACACCTAGCAGATTCTGGTTACCCAAAGTAACCCAGTTAAACAGTGTTCGAGCTACACCCAAAAAGGTGTTATCAGATAAACGTTCCCAGCCACCAATCTTTTCCGGTAGCCCAGCTCGGAACCTGACCTTATCGCAGTCGAACCAGCCATCCTCGTTGGCATAGCGCGTGTTTTCACGGTTGACGCCGGGATTGAACGCTAACTTACGCAAAGCCATTATTTATACACACCCGTGCGGATCATCTCTGTCACCTCTTCGGCACGATAGCCGACCTGTGTAGCCCACTTACTATCCATGAACTCATCAGCGGCGATGTCAAATTGCTGCCGGGACATAGCTTCCAGAGCTTTGACGAATCCGCGCAACCGCGTGATACCCAGATTGAAACATATATCGACCATCGCGTCTCGTCTAGGTTTATTCAGCTCACTGTACCACTCGTACGCTTTGGCTAGCTCTGCGTCACAACGCTCTAAGTCGTTATGTAGTAGATAATCTATCTCGTCATCAGACAGTCCAAGGCCAGACTCCGATATGTTTCGGCCTACGCCTATGGTTTCAAAACCCTGTGTACACTTGTAGACCTTAGACTTAACGCCTTCGTGACGCTTTATCATGTCAATCAACTGACCCATTACTTCTCCCGTGCGACGGAGTTAACCTTCTCGTAGGAGCGCATAGCGCCCAAGCCCAACATCCCCATCATAACGGGCACAAGCAGCGTTGTATCTACTTCAGGCACCTCCACCCATATACTGATGATATTAGCGATGATGGTGTTGTACAGCAGACCTAGAGCGCAGATCCAGCCGATAGCAGGCCGCCATCCAGCAACAAATAACGACTTATGTGCAGCTTCCATCTTGTTGATTTCAAGCTGACCCTTGAGGGCTTCG